GCTCAAGCACAAGCTGAGTTAGCAATGATGCAGCAAGGAGAGCAGGGCGGACAAGGTGCAGCCTGAGTATCAAGACAGGGTAGATAGTCCTGAGAAATACCCGTTTGTCAATAATGATGACGGGTCTATCTCAACTCACAAAATGTCTTATGCCGAAAGTAATGGTAAGTTTTACGCTTTTCCCATGATACAGATGCAAGATGATGAGCTGAAGTCTTATGAGGATAATAATTGGAAAGGCGCATTTCAGTCTGCAATAGATAACGGCAACTATAAGCGGTTTGATATTGAAGATGAAGCGTCAGCTTATGCAAAAGGTGGTTATAAGTCGCAAGCTCTAAAAGATTGGGGCAGCAAAAATAGTAAAACAGAGAAGTAAAAACGGGGAAACAAAATGAGTGAAGATGTAAATCTTGATAGTCCTGAGTACCTTAATTGGGACAGCCGGGATGAAAATGTGCAGAAAGAGCAGGATAGAGTGGTAACAGCAAAGAAGCGTAGGGCTGTTGCATATCATGATGTTTTCTCTAAAACTGAAGCTGGTAGAAATATTCTTACTGAATGGGTGCAGTCATTTTGCACAAGTAAGCCAGCGTCAAGTAACGCAACAGATAGAGAGGTACACATGAATGATGGTAAGCGAGAGCTTGTGAGTGAAATTTTAATTCAAATCCAAATCGGGGAGAAATTATGAGTGAAGGTTTAACGGAAGGGTTAGCGGATAGTGGTGGCAACTTGGATTCTGTAAATGATGGCATTGTTGATGGTGTAGGTGAGCCTGATAATGGCCCTGCAATTGAAAGACCAGAGTGGCTATTAGATAAATATGCAACAGGCGAGCGATCCCAAGATGAAGCAATTATGGAGCAGGCCAAAGCGTACAAGGAAGCGGAGAAAAGATTAGGCGCTTTTGTAGGTTCTCCAGAAGAATACAGCCTAGCTTTACCTGACGGTATGGACGGTGACGTTGATACTGAGCTTCAGGCTTATCAAGAGTTCATGGAAATTGCCAAAGATAGCAACATGAATAATGATACCGCGCAAAAGCTATTTGAAGTTTTTGTTGGCTATCAGAATCAAATGGTAAATCAACTGGAGACTGACTATACCGAGCAAAGGAAACTTCTTGGTACAAATGCTGATGATCGTATATCTAATTTAGTGTCATGGGCGGGCAACAATCTTTCCGAGCAACAAGTTGAGATTATGCACACCATGACAATGACGGCTGACCAAGTAGAGGTTCTTGAGGCGGTAATTTCTAAGACCAGAAACAGCAAGCTACCGGGCAGTCAACAAGCTCCAGCATTACAGGAAAGCTACTCTTGGGATGATTACCACAAAGCTGTTGGCGATCCTAGATATAAAACTGACAGTGCCTTTAGACAAAAACATAAAAGGCTTGCATCTCAGCTAGGTTAAAGTTATCATCTTATTAACACAGCCTCTTTCGCATACTGCCTTATGCGCTTAGGGGCTTTTTTTTATTTCAAATTTAGCTTATAATAATTTTACACCTTATTAAATAATTAATTGGTGTGCCCATCTAGCGATACCCTGCTTCAAGTAGGCCGTAACACGAAGGGATTAGCGAGTGCTGGTCTACCCGTAATCGGTCACTAGGTCAGAGACAAGCAAAACGTTTTTGATTTTTTTTAATTACTTGGAGACAAAGATCATGAGTAAAACTCTATCTTCTGTTGCTCAGCAAGAGTTCGATTCAATGGTGAAACACGCTTACCAATCTGGTGGTAAATTGCGTGATTGCCTAACGTTACGTTCTGATGTTGTTGGTGACATTTACAAATTTCGTCGCATGGGTAAAGGTCTTGCTAATCAAAAAGCAAGCCAAGCTGATGTTACGCCTATGGATATTTCACACGCATTAATTCCTGCTACTTTGGAAAACTGGTTAGCTCCAGAGTACACGGATATTTTTGACGCTGCTGAAGTAAACTTTGACGAGCAGCAAGAGCTTGCAATGGTAATCGCAATGGCAATGGGTCGTCGTGAAGATCAGTTAGCTATTGACGCTTTAGGTAGTATTCCTTCCGCTGCTGGCACATCATTAACGGCAATTGCTGTTGGCGGTGCTGGATTCACTGTTGATAAAGTACGCCAAGCTGGTGCAGCTTTTGATGCTGAAGGTATGCCTATGGAAGGCCGCTACATTACTTGGACAGCAGTTCAGAAGCAACAACTTCTAGGCTCAACTGAAGCAACAAGTTCTGATTACATGAACGTTAAGGCTTTAGTAAACGGTGACATTAATTCTTTCTACGGATTCCAATTCAAGTTAATTGAAACCCGTGAAGAAGGTGGTTTACCGGGCGCTGGCAGTGCTGACGCTACTTCTTACGCATACCATCGTGATGCATTAGGTATGGCTATTGGTATTGACCAGAGAACAACTGTTGATTGGATTGCTGAGAAGACTTCTTGGTTAGCCAACGGTATGTTGAAAGCTGGCTCTGTAGTTCGTGACGCTCGCGGCGTTATCGAGATCCACACTGATGAAACTGCATAAGGAGAATAACTATGTCATTTAATCGAAATGGTTTATACCAAGTAGGGCCGGGTGGTTCAAGCCCGCGCTTATGGGTTTACTCAAGCGCAGACGCAATTGCTGATGTCAATACTTCTGGTTACTTTAACAACGCATCAAGTGAGTTTGGTGTTCGTGACGTAATCTTTGCTATTGATACAGCAACACCTTCAACGCACATTGTAAACGTTCTTAGTAACGCTTCTGGTGTTGTTGATGTTTCTGACGGTACTGTTATCGTTGAAACAGATACTGACTAATTAACAGTCCCCGCTGTTATAGGGGTGGAGCTTCGGCTCTGCCCCGCCTTAACTTAGGAGATACTTGATGTCAACAGATGTACAGGTTGCCAGTAATGCTTTAGTTCGGATAGGCGCAAATCCTATATCATCTTTTTCTGAAGGTGGAGCATCAGGTATTGCAGCATCAAACTTATATGAGATAACTGTTAAAGGCGTACTTAGTGAGTACCCGTGGTCTTGCTCAAAAGCAAAGAGACAGCTTGCTAGACTGACATCAGTTCCTTTAAACGATTACCAATATGCGTTCCAAATACCTTCTGGCACATTAAAAGTGAACAGGGTTTTTGGTACGAGCAATTACAAGATATTTCAAGATGCGATTTACGCTAACGTGAGCGAGATGTATATTGATTATCAATTTAGAGCAAGAGAAGAAACTTGGCCTGCTTACTTGCAGATACTTATGGAATATAAGTTAGCTAGTGAGTTTGCACTTATTGTTACTAACAATGAGGAACAGAACATGATTTACGATACCAAATACGAACGGTACGTAAAGAAAGCTAAGTTCCTTGACGCTCAGCAAACTCCAAATGACGCAATAGAGTCTAGTCCTTACCGAGATGTTCGTTCGTGAAGTATTACCAGTATCAGTCAGCGTTTAACTCTGGGGTACTAGATACAAGAATATTAGGTCGGGTTGATGTAAGTCAATACTATAACGGCATGATAACGGGCAATAACGTTGTATGTTTACCGCAAGGCGGCGTGAAGCGTAGACCGGGTTTAAAGTATGTTGCTGACGGTGTTAGCTCTGAAGCTAGGGTCATCCCATTTGTATTTAATGTAGATCAAACTTACCTTTTAGTGTTTAGAGAAAACGCTATTGATGTTTATAGGGACGATGTATTTAAAGCAACGGTAACAACAACCTATTCCGCTGGTGATATAGCCGACATTAGGTATGCTCAATCTGCGGACACAATGATTCTAGCTCAAGAAGGCTACCCGCCGAAGTTATTTCAAAGAAATGGTAGTGACACGGCTTGGTTATTTAGTGACTTAACGTTTGTTCAGAAGCCATTGTTTGACTTCAATGATGCGTCTAGCCCTACTGCTGTTGACGAGATACAGGTCATAACCTTTGCTACTGTAGCAACTGGCGCACCTGTTAAGCTCACGCTTGAAGGTATAGACACAGATGAGTTTAGTTATCAGGACAACGCTTCTGGCGCTGTTGATATGGAGAAGGCTTTGCTAGATTTACCTAACACGGGTAACTCTGGCGTATCAGTATCAAGGACAGCTTCAAACCAGTTTACAGTTACGTTTTCTGGAGCATCGGCTGACGCATGGACACAAATGACAGGTAGGGTTACAAACGTATCTGGCGGTAATATATCTGTAGCTACAACACAAGACGGTACAAGTAGGTCGGAAGAAGTGTGGTCAAGCACTAGAGGTTGGCCTAAAACAATAACCTTCCATGAGGGTAGGCTATGGTTTGGCGGGTCAACTCAGAAGCCTATCACTTTATGGGGTAGCAGGGTGAATGATTTATTCAACTTTGATCCCGGCAAGTTAAGAGATGACCAATCGCTTAATGTTACTTTAGATGTGGATCAGTTTGATGAAATCAGAGCTATTTTCTCTAACCGCGATCTGCAAGTGTTTACGTCTGGTGCTGAATTTTATGTTCCTGAATCACCAATAACACCAAGTAATGTTGCATTTAAGAGACAAACTGGTTATGGCTCAGCCAAAATACAACCAAAAGTAATTGATGGTGCGACAATATATGTTCAAAGAACGGGTAAAGCTCTGAGAGAGTTTGTCTTTAGTTTTGCTGAAGAAGCATACCTGTCTCAAACAGCATCACTATTGTCACCATCAGTGCTTAATACCCCGGTGGATATGGCGGTGTCCGTAGGTACGTCAAGCGAAGATGCTAACTACGTTTATATCGTAAACTCTGACGGCACAATGGCTGTATTTAATACGCTTAGAGCGCAAGAGGTAGCTGGATGGACAACATGGAACACTGAGGGCAACTTCCTCAACGTATGTAGGTTAGTTGATGATATTTACTTTGTTGTAAAAAGAAACATAAACGGTGTTGATAAGTATTATGTAGAAAGGCTAGATGGTGATTCTGTAATGGATTCGTCTGTTAATTACACTAGCCCAGCATCAGCAACATTGACAGGATTAGGTCATCTGGATGGCGAAGAATGTAGAGTTCGTGCGGACGGTAATGTTTTATCTAATGAAACGCCTAGTGGTGGCAGCATTACCTTGCCTAGGGTAGCGCAAAATTCCGCCGAGGTTGGATTGTTTTTTACACCAACAATTAAAACAATGCCCGTAGAAAAAGACGTAGGCATAGGCTACGATTTAAGCTCAAACAAACGAATTGTTAAGTGCAGCGCGTTTGTTCAAGATACAACTGCATTAACAATAAATGGTAATATAGTGGCATTTAGAAGTTTTGGCGAAAATGTCTTGGATAATACAGTGCAGCCTTTCACGGGTAAAAAAGAAATGTACTTGCTAGGCTGGACTAAAGAGGCTCAGGTAACATTAACCCAAGAAGTACCCGCGCCAATGACCGTATTATCATTAACAATAGAGATGGAGTTAGCGTAATGGCATTAGTTTTAGCATCGACCTTATTTACGATAGGTAGTTACAGTGTCTCCGTAGGAGCTGTTCTTACGGCGGCTTCAGCGGTGTACTCCATAGCTCAGTCTCAGAAAGCATCCGCCCAGCAAGGATACGCTATGGATGCTGCCCAAGAAGGCGTTAAGGAGCAGCAGTATAT